CTTGCTTCTCAAAAGATATGACCATTTTTGAGACTAATAAGGAAATGCAAGGATGTGTCTCACTCATCCATAGACTTAAACCTAGTGAAGTTCTACCCAACATTAACAACATCAAAGTTCTTCGACCAGGCGGCGCCAACATCAACGTATCCGTCCACTGGAGATCTATCATTACTACCAACACTCGGAAGAACCGTGAAGGGGAACCCCTTCATGATCTGTTCATGGGACATCACAGCGAACCTGACCTCGGTCAAGGCGACTGTGGACTTCCAGCTGTTCACTTAGACCATAACACTGGTCTAGTAAGCATTGTGGGAATTTACTCTGGAACTGCCGCTAAAATGCCTATCTTTACATCCATAGATAGCAGAGTCCCTCTACCCACAGACGAACACGCAGCCGAATATGTCTATAACTTCTTTGCAAATGGAAAGAACTGGACTGTACTTGGAGAAGAAGCTGAGCTTATCAAAACCCGAACGCTCTCTTCAGATTTTACTCTGCCTCAGGAGATGCCTCTCTTGGGTAGGATTAAGTCTGGATCCGTTCCAGTTCGACCTGGAAGAATTCCTTCTCCTTTCCTTACAGTTATACCTGCACATGAAGTTGACATTACGAAAGGTCCCGCTGAAGTCACCTACCGAACAGAACCCGGACCATACCACCATTATGAACTGTTCAATTTCAGGACTAACACATGGAAATATGCACAACTTCCGACCCTTATTGCGAAACAAAAACCCATTGTTTCTAATATCAATATGGCAATCCTCCAACGAGCTAGTGCATACTTACGTGAACGCTACGCTGCCCGCTACGGAACCCAGGGAAAACCGCTCACAGACGAGCAGGTCCTTAATGGCTTTAACGGTAACCACCGCTTGGCCGGCTACCTCGGAAGTTTAAACCTCCGTGCTGGCTCCGGGATCATTCAAGCCCGTTCCAAATGTCCTCTCAAGCGTCATCTTTTCTACCGAAACGAAGATGGTACTTTAATGCTTCGGACAGACAGTGTAGCTCAACGTATGTGGCAACGATTCAAAATCGCCGATCAACATTACAACGGCGGATCCGGTGTCACATTTCTGGCTCAAGACTCTCTCAAGTCAGAACTTTTGCCTCTTGATAAAGTCCAAGAAGGAAAAATCAGGCTCTACCAGGCTTCTGCAATCGAGGAAATCCTACTCGTACGGAAGTATTTTGGAAATTTCATGGCACGCGCTTCCGTGAATCACATTACCTGTCATAACCAAGTTGGACTCAACCCCTATACCGATTTTGATCGTATAGTAAAGCGACTACTCAATGTGTCATCCACAGGAATGGACGGAGACTACAAGAATTTTGATAAGTCTCTCGTTTGGGAACTCATCCGAGAAGCTATAGTTATCATCAATGCGACCTATGATGATGGCAAAGGCTACATCCGCCTTGCCCTAGCTGAAAATCTCGTACATGGAATCCATATAGCCGCTGGAAATATCTATCTCAC